TACCTACTCTGAGTGGACTGTCGATAACCTTGGTGCTCCTGTGACGACTGGTGTTTCGGAAGCTTCCGATGTGACCTCGTTCAGCGACAAGTTTGCTGATCGCGCTCGCCTTGGTAACTACATCCAACTCATGCGCCGTGACTACATGGTGTCGAACCTGCAACAAGCTGTGACGAGCGTTGGTCCTGCCAACATCGCCCAAGCCGAAGCTAAGTCGATGCGTGAAATCAAGCGTGACATCGAAGCTACCATCGCTTCCGACAACGAAATGTCGGTTGAGAACGGTGCTGGTACTCCCTACGGCATGCGCGGCCTCGGCAAGTGGATTCAGTCCACCGCCCAAGCAACGAATGCTGTTCCTGCTGCTTATCGTACGCCTTCTGGCTCGATTCTCAGCGCAGCTCCTAGCGAAAGCACTTTCAACGGTGTGATTGGCTCGATCTTCTCCCGCAATGGCGAGATGAACAGCCTGACCCTCGTTGCCGATGTTGCTCTCCGCCGGGTTATCAGCGGTTTCACCCGTGCTACTCCTTCCTCGGCTGGCGTGACCTATCATGTCAACCAAGAAGCGACCAGCAAGGCAATCACCCTCGCTGTCAATGTCTACGATTCGGATTTCGGTCTGGTCAAGATTGTTAACGGCAACCCTGCTTGTATGCCCACCACCACTGGTGGCGTTGGCTACATCATCAACCCGAAATATCTCGGCTTCAATACCCTTATCCCAATGGGCGCGACTCGCCTTGAGAACCAAGGTGGTGGCGAGCGCGGTTTCATCGACGTTGCTGGTACGCTTGTTGTCAAGCATCCGCAAGCACACGGCAAGATTGCTTACTCCGCCTAATCCTAATAATAACTATAAAGAAATAACAATATGCCTCAACTTGCTAACCAAGAATCGCGTGGTTTTACCCACTCGTTCCGTATCACTGGTGCTGAACTCGCCTCGTCGGGTTATCTCACCTCGTCGCAAAAGACCGTCGCACTACTGCCTTCTGGTGGTGTTGTGACGAACGCTGCTGTGTTTCAACAAACCGCTTCCGCTGGTGCGTCTGACTTGACGCTTTCGGTTGGAACCGTTTCTGGCACTGCAACGAACCTCATCGCTGAGTTCGACCTCGACGCCAACACCGACAAGGTTAAGTTCAACACGGGTTCCGCTGTTGACACTGAGCCGGGTCTTGTGAACGCAACCACCTCTGCCCTTCCGATCTTTGCTAAGTTCGGTGGTGCGGTTGGTAGCGTGACCGCTGGTGAGTGGCTCGTCTGCTTGACGATCCTCGATCCCGGTGCAATCGTATCGAATGCCTAAACCCTAATTGGGGTGGGAGGACTTAAAACGCCCTCCTGCCCCTTTTCTTCTTACCAATGATCTGCGAAGACGCACTTACTGATGCACTCGTAAAGGAGCTTTGCTCTGGTCGTGCGCTGAAGGAGGCAATGCAAAACCAACGTGAAATAGCCGCATCCGCTGAAGCACGTGCAATGAAGGATGCAAAATCGTCGCTAGGGAAACCCGTTGGGGCAATTCCACAGCACGAATACTTTCTATTAGCTAATAAGTACGGGACAGAATGCTGGGATGACCGCGAGTTCGTTCGAGACTTCTTTAAGTCCCAATCCCACCTCAAGGCAGGAGACATCTAATGCAGACCAAGACCTACGCTGAACTATTTGCGCTGATTCAAGCCCTGTGCGGCGTGGTGTTTGCCAGCATCGAAACTGGACGCATTAAGGCACTAATCAACCGCAGGGCGCAGAGGGCGTACCGCTCCAGCAACTACTGGACACGCTTTCTAAAGATTGGCGAGGAACGCGCCGTGACGAGTGGCGTTATGCCGTACACCGAAGCTGGGAAGAGCAGCGTGGATACCTTCCTCCGCATCTTTAAGCAAGCCCCGTACATTTCCTCGTCCGTGCAGGAGTTTGACTTTACCGTTACCGCTGAAGGCGCGACTCTGGTTGCTGGCGACCTAAACCCATCCACTGCATTCCTTACCTACAAGGCGCAGTTTACAGACACCTATGGTGATGGTGCTGGTGAGACATCCAGTGTCCCCGCAGAGTGGTTCCAGTACCTTGCCCACGGCACATACGCCGACTACCTCCGCGCTGAAGGACAGCAGGAGAAGGCAGCACTTGCCGACCAAGAGGCTGAAGCACTTCTTACGGAGGAACTAATCCGCCTAGACGAGAACCACACAAGCGGGTTTGTGAGCAACCGCATCTTTACCAACGCTAACATGCAATCCCGCTACTAATGAAATACGCTCTTGGAAACATGCTTAATGGCGCGGGTGTCCGTGGACTAGACGCTGATGCAAAGGCGTATATTACTTCTGCTGGTGTTTCTGACACGCTTGCAATCTGGAGAGTAAATGAGATAGTTAAGTATCTTAAACAAAACAATCTATGGTCAACGCTTACGGACGCTTTCCTACTTGGTAGTAAGTTTCAGTCTTCAAGTTCTACGCTTAAAAGTCTTAATTTAATTAGAACAGCATCTGGAAGTTCAACATTTGCTGACTGGGGTGGTAGTTTTAACGCCACAACAAATGGGTACACATTCACAAATGCTGATGCTGAATCTCCAGTATCAACTGGATTTTCATGGATGACATTACACCAGCATGACCCGGTTGCGGCTCCGCATGCGCTTCTTGGTAGCTATAATCCAAGTACAACAAGGGGTCCATATCTGACAATTGGGTATGCAGGAACAGGGTCAAACCCAGAAACTGCAGCTAGACTCTACACATCTACTGATGGTACTGTGTTAAACACATTTATCAATAGGAATAATGTTGATTACAATGATGATTGGGGTTACGCTTTTGCTCAATGGAATGGTTCCCAAAGAACAGTCACTTTAGATGATCTTACTGAAACGACTGGATCTGTTGCAAGTGTGTGGAATAACCTTAACACAATGGGTTTGGGGATGGTTAGCAACACCGCATTTAGATTCGATGGTCGCATAATGGCTGCGTTTCTTTGGTCTAATGCAATAGGCGTATCAGCATACAACAACTTTAGAAAAAGACTACGTGAGATATTTTCTAGCACTATACCATTTAGACCTGCGGTTGTTTTTGACGGGAATAGTTTAACTGGAGGCACTTCTGGTGGAGGGACCACATGGCCAGCAAAACTATTACTAAAAAGTGGATGGAATTCGACCTATTTAAGGTCGCAGAATTACGCCCAAAATGGCGACCGTTTGATAGAAGATAACCTTCCAAGACTGCCATCTATTGTTAATTCTTGGAAGCCATATGGAAGCGAAGATATATTGTTGATAGCTTGGCCAGCAATTAACGATATTACTGCTGGATATTCTACGGCTCAAATTACAAGCGCATACGAAGAGTACTGCAATATAGCAAAAGCTGCGAACTTTAGGCTTGCCATATGCACTCTTACTCCTGTAGCAAGTGTTGGTGATGGAACAGTTTATCAATATACAGCAGCGCAACAACTCAAATTATCTCAAGTTAATTCATGGATAAGGACATCTGGGTCTCAAATTGCAGATCAAGTTGTTGATTTTGATGACTTGATAGCAACATACCAAGCTTTTGGTGATCCAGTTGATACAACTTATTATGTTGATGGTTTACATCATAATGATGCTGGGAGAGCATTGATTGCTGATTTTATTAATTCTGAAGTATCCGAACCAACATACACACCATTTTAATTAAACACAATACATACATATGAAAACTACCGCACTTGGCATTCTCACTATCGTCTCAACGCTCGCTAATGTTGGCGTTCAGGTCCTCAAAGGTGGCGCACCCGACTTCATGGGAGCGTTCGCTGCTGTCACGGCTGGTATCGGCCTCATTAAAGCCAGAGACAACAAATGAGTGCAGACTCCGCACGGGACGCAGCACACGGCATCGTGGGTAGTGTAGTGCCAGTTTTGGGCCTAGTGACCTCTCTCCAAGAGCAAATCGAGTGGGGTATGCGTGTGACTTCGCTGGGAATCGGTATCATTGTGGGCTTGATTTCTGCCTACCAACTGCTTAAAAAGCGGTGAGTAGGTCAAGGTGGTCTTGACCTATGGTGTAACATTCAACCATGCAATACCACCAGATCATTGAGTTGCAAAAGCGGGTAGGAGCCACTCCAGACGGATTCTGGGGGGAAAAGTCCGTAGCCAAGTGCAAGGAATACCTCCGCAGTCTGATGCCTAAAGACCACCCGTGGCCTACGCAGGATCAAGCGTCTCTCACTAAGTTTTACGGACGACCGGGCGATGAAACGCAACTAGTCAACCTTGCCGTCAATGACCTCGACATCCGCTACGATGGGAAGAATGTTAAGAGCATCCGCTGCCACCACAAGGTAGCTCCGAGCCTTCGCCGCATTCTGGAAAACATCTCCAAGACCCCGCATGCGTGGGTTCTCAAAGAGTACGCTGGATGTTACAACCACAGACCCATGAGAGGTGGTTCTCTGCCATCCTTGCACGCTAGAGGAGCCGCAATCGACCTTGCACCTAGCACCAACCAGTTCCGTGAGCATTGGCCCATGTCGGCTAACATGCCCATAGAAATAATGGAGATTTTTAGCCGAGAAGGATGGATGGCTGCTGGCGCTCATTGGGGATACGATTCTCAACATTTCCAAGCAACGCGATGAACTTTCCCAAGCACATCCATGTCGGTGGGCTGAAGGTGAAAATCATTATTGTCGAGAATCTTGAAGATTTCGGTAGTTTTGATCTTGACCGAATGGTTATTTCTGTCAGGAAAGGCCCAACCAAGGAGATGAATGACACACTTCGCCATGAACTTATGCACGCTGCTTTCGCTATCGGAGGCATTGGACATTGTGAACCATTCACTCAAGTGGAAGAGGGGGTCGTGCGTTGCCTTGACCATTTGTTTTTTCCTGCACTAGAGAAACTACAACAACAACCAAAGAAACAATGAGCAAGTTTAAACGCTTCATGGTGGTCGCTGACAACCACGGTGTACACGGATGCCCCAAGGCAATTAAGAAAGCCCTAGACTTTACCAAAACTTGGGACGCGCACTATAGGATTCATCTAGGTGACTTCATCGACCTCTCACCCTTGAGGCGTGGGGCTTCTGCTGAAGAGAAGGCAGATGGCATCTCCGACGATGTGATGATGGGCATGGAGTTCATTCGCCAGTATCAGCCCCATTACCTAACGATTGGAAACCATGAGGACAGGCTAGCACTCCACTCCACATCATGTTCTGACGGCATGCTGCGTGAACGATGCACGGAATTATGGTCTGAAATTGAAAACGAGTTCCGCAAGATGAAGATCAAGACATGTCCTTACCATGTCAGCAAATACCTCCGCATGCCAGAGGGTGGACCAAAGCTCATCCACGGTTTCAAGTCGTCAGTTCACGCAGCCAAGGCGCACTTTGACGGGTGGGGTTCGTGCATACACGGACACGTCCACGCCCCCGCAACCTATCATGCTCGTCATGTCGATGGTGGTATGGCATTCAGCGTTGGATGCCTAGCAGACATTGACCAGATGACCTACGCTGACCGATACCAAGCTAAGCATGGATGGCGGCAGGGTTTCCTGTTTGGACTCATCAATACCAAGACTGGTAGTTGGCAGGCGTGGCACGCGACAAACGAGGATGGCGTATGGGTAAGCCCCCATGGAATTCTATAACCAACAACCAACCAAAACAATGAGAACAAAAGCACAAGTAGCCTTAACGGCATTAGAACAAGCCCTTAAAATCACGGGGGTGCAGGAGCCTAAACGCGACGACGAATTCACCGCAGCAGAGTACGCCGACAAAGCAGAGATGCATACAGAGGGAGCTAGACGGGTACTGAATATCGCGGTTAAAAGTGGTAAGCTGGTCTTGCGGAAGACACCCAAGGGTCACTTCTATTCCGTGGTATGAGCTTTGAGCAGGTAATTGTCCTAGCCGCTATGTTACTTTACACTGCGGCTGGGGCAAGCTATGCGCTAAAGGGTGACGCTCCTTGGGCATTGGTGTACCTATCGTATGCCGCAGCAAATGCTGGCTTGATATGGGCAGACATTAACAGATGACCGACGAGGACTGGGAGTTTGACGAGGCTCGACGCTTGATGCGCAAATGCTCATGCAAGAAGCCTAATAACGAGTTGCGTTATGACCCCGGTGTAACCTACATCATGTGCGTGTGTGACACAAAATCTCCACGCTCATGCATGGCAGATTGGACTCCAAAGCAAGTCGTAAGACATTGGAATGCAACTGGTTATATTTCCATGCAAAAAAGGTATTAAATTTTGTTGACCGCAAGGCTAAATTGCTGTCTCATATCCACATCTGACCACATTGTCAGTCAACCAATAGAACAAACAATGAACCTAGAACATACAACCGCAGGGCTGAATAAAGCCCTAGCCCAAGCCCAGTCCGAAGTGGAGAACGCTACTAAGGGTAGCATCAACCCACACTTTAAGAACCGCTATGCCGACCTTGCCGAGGTACTCAACACAGTCCGACCTGTGTTTGCTTCGCATGGTCTGTCTATCGTACAATCCACCTCCTATGACGGAAGTCTAGTGAGTGTCACCACCACCATCCTCCACGCCGAGGGTGGCTATATCTCGTCCACAGCATCATGCGTTCCAGCTAAAGCGGACGCGCAGGGTGTTGGAGCTTCCACAACCTACCTCCGCAGATATGCCCTAGCCGCCATGACTGGAATTGCTCAGGAGGATGACGATGGTCAGAGTGCCGCCCACAACAAGCCTGCTGCACCAGCAACCAAAGAAGATGTTGCATCGCTCAAGGAGCGAATGGAGTCCCTTGGCGTTGACGAGGAAGCCTTCCTCAAGTACCTCGCAGTCAAATCCCTCAGCGAGCTTACAAAGCCCTCTTTGGTCAAAGCTAACGCTAGTCTTGATGCCAAGGCTAAAAAACTGGGAGGTGCAGCATGAAGATCATCCAGAATCTTGGCGAGGAATACTACACTCGCACCGCAACACCCAGAGACCTATCTGGACCCGTGAGCAAGTCACTACTCTGGGATTTCAACCAGAGTCCGTACAGGTGGTACAATAAAAGCAAGGACAGGGAAAGCACCCCAGCCATGCGTACTGGCACGCTGTACCACACTGCCTGCCTTGAGCCTCACAAGCTGGAGACTGAGTACATCGTCTCGCCTTACTCCGACTTCCGCACCAAGGAGGCTAGGGAGTGGAGGGACAGCTTGAGCGGCATCCAAGTCATCACCGCAGACGAGTATATCCGCGCGGAAAGTGCTGGGTATGCGTTCAGAAAAAACCCTGCAATCGAGCATCTCCCAGACTACCGCACCGAGGTTGCTGTTTTCGCGGAAGTATTCGGAACACCCTGCAAGTGCATGATCGACCTTGTGCCGTCAGAGGGCTTGTCTCTGATTGACCTCAAGACTACCCAGAGCATCGAGAGCTTGGAGCAACTGACATCGCTCATTATCAACCGTGGATACCACTGGCAGGCTGCACTCTACCTCGACCTCTGGAACATGGCATCGGGCGAGGATCGTAATGAGTTCCTAATCGTCTTCATGGCAGTTGACCGTCCTTTCGAGATGGCAACCGTACTTCTCGACGAGGACTTCATCAAGCTTGGCCGCGAGGGTTACATGCAGGCACTAGCCAAGTGGAACCAGTGCGTGCAGACCAAACATTTCCCGCCAGCCATCGACGGCATACAAACAATCTCCCCCCCAAAATGGGCAACCAAAACAAAGTAAACATATGAGCAACTACGACAATACAAACACGGGCATTCTGTTTAAGAACGATGTGGGCGACAACCCAAAGCGTCCTGCATATAAGGGAAAGGTCGATGTCAACGGCAAAGAGTATGAGATCGTCGGATGGGTCCGCGAGGGCAAAAAAGGCGAATTCATTTCTCTAAAGGTTGAGGATAAGGCTGCATTTAAGCCTACCCCCAAGAAGGACCAAGACGAGATTCCGTTCTGATACAATTCCGCAGTGGTGAGCGGTCTCATTTTCCTCTGGCCCGGAGGTTCACCACAGGGCAATCATTTTCCATGCAATACATAAAGAGAACGCTTAAATTTGGTGCAAAAACCAAGGTCAAAAACCCTGACATCATTCGTGAAGAGAAGGATTTGCGCTACGGAACACCAGTCTTCAACTCACGTCAAATCAAGGGTGATTTCTATAGGGTCATCCCCAGCGATGCCAAAGAAGTCGCTTACATCCGCAACCTAGAACATAGGGTGGACAAGTTCGCTCCAGCCCGCGGCAACGGCATCATCGTCCGTTGCTCTGCCATTGACCTAGTAGCCAATAACGCATAACAATTCCACCAGCGTGCAGGTGGGTTCTGTCCCATGGCCCGTGGGTTGCACGCAGGGCAAACACTTTACATGAAAGTCACACATATTTCTGACCTAACTACCGACGAGCTATGCGCGGAGCTAGGTCACCGCATGTCCAAGAATAAGGCTATGAAAATCATAAGCGTGGTATCTGACATATTTGGCGTACATCCAGCGCAGATATTCGCCTATGATAAACAACCTGTACCATCGCAGGCTAGGACGCTGGCAATGGCACTTGTCTCCGAGGACCACACATTGGCTGATACCGCTCGCATTTTTCAGCGCAAGAATCATACCACCGTCATCGCAGCCAAGGAGCGTGCAGACTTTCTCACCCGTAACGACGAGGGGTTTAGGGAGAAGGCAACCTTTGCGATCAAGAAGCTGAAATGAAAACATCACCAACACAGCTAACCCTAAAAGAGTTACGCAAGGCAACAGACTGCGTGCAGGTCGTTGAGCATTGGTGTCAGTTCTCCCGCCGCAGGAAGGATCTATTTGGTTTCGTGGATGTGCTTGCATGCGCGGGGAGCGAGACCATTGCCGTCCAGACCACTAGCTGGAACAATGTGTCTGCGCGAGCAAAAAAAATGTCCGAGTCACCATACCTAGACTGCCTGCGCCGGGCTGGGTGGAAGATTCTGATCCACGGGTGGAAGAAGAACGAGAAAACCAATCGCTACGAACTTAAAGTACTAGACCTGTCATGAGATCAATAAAACAAATCATCTACGATATTCAGTATCAGTTCCCGCTGTGGCCTAGCACATACAGCACGTGCGAGCGTGACGACTGTGAGCGTGCAGCTAGAGGTGGACGAGTCTGCTTGGAGTGCTTGCAGGAAGAACTAGCCGAACTCACCAACGCACACGATGCATCCGAGTTGGTGAAAGCTTGTGAGGACTTATCGAAAGTCAAATTCCGCTTACTCAATGCATGAGGACATTACATCTTTCATCGTGATCATGGCAATTGTTGCAATGGTCATGTATACCCAAGACGACAACAACTATGCCTAGGTTTGTACGCAACCCAACACTAGCAGAAGATGGTCTCCCGCAGGAGATGTTCCTAGATGTGCGCCGAGCATGCGAGCGATGGTTGCTGAAGAACGACCCTTTCTTTGCCGACGAAAGTAACTATAAAACATGGAAGAAACACAATGAACAAACAAGCATTACTAAAGGTACACAACGAGACATGCCGACAAGCGTTGGCGATCATGGATGTAAAGAATAACGACTACTCTGGAGGTGAGCATGCACACGATGCGCTTGCGAACTTCAAAGCATCAGAGTCACTAGGTTTACATCCTATTACAGGGTTACTACTACGCATGCAGGACAAACTCCAGCGTCTCAAATCGTTTGCGAATGACGGCAAGTTAGCTGTGCCGAACGAGTCTGCTGAGGATGCATGCTTGGATCTGGTCAACTACGCGATCTTGGCCAAGGCACTGATCATCGATGAGCGAGGTTTTGCCTTCGAGCCTGTCCCAGAACCGTCGAAATTACCCGATTACCCCGGTCTGGACGACGAATTGGAGTAGGAAAACCCTAGTGTTTAAGCGGGTTGCAGAGGATTCTTCATCCATTCTGCATTTTTCTGTTGATTAAATTCAGCACATGGTGGATTGTCTTCTAGTTGCCAGCAGGCGGCGCAACCAACCAACAGAACCAAACGATGAAAACGACACGATCAAACATCACGGATTCCCGATCATTACAAATCAACGGGACTTCAGTTATCTGCTACCGCAACAAGTTTGGCAATGCGCCGATCGCTTGGATGATCAAGACACAAGGCGAGTGGTCAACTTGGCCTATGGCAAAGCACACAATCCGCCGAATCCTAAAAAGCATCTAACCACCCCGCCGGGTTCCACCCCCGGCACAACCAACCAAAATGAACACAGAACTCGCAAATCACGCATTACAAAATTGGGAACGCAATCAAATTCGCAGCAACGCCATTCGCTTTGCCTTGTACGGAAACGATGGTCAGTATCACGGGTCATTCCCAGATGAATCTTCAGCTCACAGTTATGTCGAGGAAGTCGCATCAACCCTAGCATGGATTGGAGAAGGATATCAAGTCATCAAATTCCGCTAACCAACCAACCAACCAACCACACATGAAAACATTTGCTTACTACTGCGGACACACTGCCCTTGGCCTAGACTCCTCAAAAGGGGTCTGGAAGGGTGGAACCTTCATCACCCCTGACGGCAATGGCTGGGTGCTACCACCAGATTCACAAGATCCAAGGGACGGTGCTGGTGTCATCCACCTGCTCCCTGCGCCAGTGCCACTCCCAGAACCACCACTATGGTTGGCTATGGCATTGGCTGCTCTGCTTGGCGGCATCTTTGTCGCGGAAATCATCGTCTTATACCACATAACACACTAATGAGAACAGACACAGAAGCAACAGTGGAGTTGTGGCAGGAACAAGCCATGCACAACCTCCAAGCAGCCGATGATTTCAAGGCCGAGCTTTCAGAGGCTATGAGAGAACTATGCAGGCTACAGGGAGAGCGAGACCTAGTAGATCGTTTGGCAGATGCCCTGCTCTCAACATTGAGCAGTTGGATGACATCTCCAGATTCCGAGAAGGCTGCTCAAGCCCTCTCCGCATGGAAGGAGGCCCGCAGTGAGTGAGGAACACCCAACAACATTTAAATTCACAGTTAGCAAATACCAACAGGAGATTTTAGAATCTATCCTCAAAGCAAATACGATTACATTATACGGTGGTCGCATTAACTATAACAAAGATAAAGAATCGCACAGAAAACTTATAGAAGAATTTATGGAAGAAGAACACTGTAAACTTAATAGGGCGCTTAAAGAGCTAGACGCTTTGAAGTCAATGATCACAAAGAGCGGTCTCATAGAAGTAGAGGCAACTACTTGTATAGCCGACAAATGCGGAAAACCAACCATCGTAAAAGATGGAACGATGCTAGTACACAAAGACGAAAAACTACGCATACAGCAACGAACGGTGGATTTGCAAAAACACGCAGCAACCGCACGCAAGCTCGCCGCCGAACGCGCCCTCGCGGATCGGCTGTCGGATGCTCTTGAAGGTATTTGGCCCTTCCTCGAAGAGGACATCCCACATGGCTGCAACTCGACTGCATACATGAATGCCATTGAACTTTGCAGAGCAAATATTACCGCATGGAAGGAGGCACGCAATGAGCGCAGGTAAAGGAGACGCACCCCGTCCAGTAGACGCGAAAGTGTACGGGGAAAACTACGACGACATTTTTCGCAAACCACAACCACAACAAACAGAACAAACCAATGAAACCGAACATCAGGAGAATCCTTGAGCGTGCTATAGACGATGGTTACGACTACGGGTGGCATCGCGCCCACAAATATACCGACACGCCAGACAAGGAGTTAATGGGAGATCGTATCATCAACGCAATCTGGTACGAGATCGACTCGCTATTTAAATTTGACGAGGAAGGAGACGACGATGTCTGACCATAACGAATGCCCCACCTGCAAGCAGGACTGGGTTGCAGATACCGACTACGAATGCATCGCATGCGGACGACCAGCGTCAGAGCATATCAGCGTAACAAGCGTTTGCAGACTTCTTTACGCAGCGATAGCACGCGAGGACAAGTTGGCACTTGAAGTCGAAAGGTTGAAGGCACTGCTGGAGGAGAATGAGCTTTACATCCAGCGTGTCATCACTTGGCCGCACGATGCCGATCCCTTTTTCTCGATGGATCACGATAACGACACAGAAACATACTCATGCCGAAACTAATATGGCGCATCTGCGCGACCTGCGGACTCCCGAAAGCAATATCAGAATTCCGCTCGTCACCAAGCTGCCCGAAATGCCAAACCAATGCCACAAGAACTAACCGCAAGAGGGTTGATCCTCACCACACTCAAGGAAGCATATTTCCGCAGGCTCAAGGCCGAGAAGTACGGGAAGACCAAACGCCTGACGGAGGAACTAGACCTGCTTGAGCTTGCCATCCGAGACATAACAGAACAAATCAAGAATGAACCAGAATAAAGCGAAAGTGGGGCGTAAGCCCCTCCCCTCTGGGGAACACCGCATAGCCTCCAGCATCACCATGTCGCCAGAGGCATGGGCAATCCTCGACCGCATCTGCGCAGAGCATTTCCGAGGGCAGAAGAAGACACGCAGCCGGGCAGTCGAGCATTTCGTGCGCAACTGCGAGAAGTATTTGTACCTCTACGAAGCATGAGCATCCATTACATCTCACAGGCATGGAAGACACCAGTTGCCGATGCCAAGGCTAAATTGGTGCTGCTGAAGCTCGCAGACAATGCGAACGATCAAGGTGTCGCTTGGCCGCACATTGAGACCATCGCAGCCGAGACAGGGTTGGCTAGGAGCAGCGTGTTCAAGGCGTTGAATGAGCTTGAGGAGAGTGGAATCGTCGAGCGTCATCGAGGACGGAACGAGGTCATATACACAATCCAGAAGTCCGTACTGGAGACCTCTAGAAGTCCGCAGCGGAGACCTCTAGAGGTCCGTACTGGAGACCTGCCCTATATTAAAGAACCGTCAATAGAACATATAGGGGAAACAAGCGAGAAGAAGCGGTTCAAGAAACCATCCGTAGCGGATGTCCTAGCCTACGGATCAAGCCTCACTCCAAAGTTCCTCAAGGCACAACAATTCATTGACTACTACGAGTCAAAAGGCTGGGTTGTTGGCAAGTCACCCATGAAGTGCTGGAAGTCAGCAGTCAGGACATGGCAAGCCCGTGACAAGCAAACCACAAGACCACAAACCTCAGACCAATTCGGAATATGAATAAAAACCTTAAGACCAGATTGGCTAAAGTGGAGCGTGAAAAGCTCGAACTGGAACAACAAATCGAGCATCTCACAGAAGTGCTTGAGATCACAGCCAGACGGCACGCAGCACTGAAGGCAATCGTTGACGAGTTTCAGATAGCGAATAGACCAAGACAATTCCATTACAGTTTCACAGGACCAAGAACAACCAAATGAACACAGAACCAACCATCCCATCCGCTCACACCAGTGAGAAAGCAGTCATCTCATCCATCCTCAAGGACGCATCCTTGCTCAAGCGTGCTGCCGCTGACGGACTCAGCGCAGACTCATTCCACCACCCAGACACCAAGACCCTCTGGGAAGTCTGCCGAGAGCTTCCAGCCAGCGACAATAACCAGTACGACTTGATCGCTGTCGTGCAACATCTGACCGACCAAGATAAGCTGGACCGTATCGGTGGAGCATCGCAGGTGGTAGAGTGCTACAGCTACGCTCCAACACCCGCAGGATGGTCTCAGTGGGTTGCTACGCTCAAGGAGTACCAAGCACGCAGGCTCGCACAATCCGCGGCACGGGAGATCGCAACCGCAGATGATGCAGCGGGAGCAATAGAATCGTTTAGGACCACCCTCCAAAGCCTCCAGCAGGTTGTGAGTGGAAAGCAGAGGTCCATCGACGCAGAGAAAGCGGGTCAGCAGTTCATCGAGACGCTGTTGCGCGACTACAACTCAGGCGAGCTTCCGGGAGCTTCAACGGGAATCGCAGAGATCGATGAGATTTGTGGAGGCATGCGACCCGGTGAATTCTGGGTCATTGCTGGCAAGCCAAGCCGAGGTAAGTCCGTACTCATGCTCCAAATCGCTTCCAAGTTCATTGCTGACGGCAAGCCTGTGGCTATACACAGCTTGGAGATGATGAACCATGAGGTCATTGGACGATTGATCTCAGTCCTCACGCACACCAACTACGGAGCCATTACGCAGCCAAGGACCGCAGCCAAGCATGAGTTGCAGAAAATCCAGCGAGGTGTTGAGCAGATCAGCAACTCCCATTTGTGGATCGACTCAAGCAGCAACCAGAGCATCGACAGCATTGCCGCCGAGGCCGAGCGCATCCGCGACCTGCATGGCAGTCTGGACCTTGTTGTTGTCGATTACCTGCAACTGATCCGAGGCTCACGCTCCAGCCGAGAGTCACGGGAAGAGGAAGTTGCACGGGTTAGCGGTGGACTCAAGCAGCTAGCCAAGCACCTCAAATGCCCAGTCATCAGCGCATCACAACTCAACGACAACAATCAGGTGCGTGAGTCGAGAGCTATCGAGCAGGACGCAGATGCCCTGCTGTTTATTGCCGACGATGGCATCAAGGTTGGCAAGCTCAGAAACGGACAGCGTGACGTGGTCCTACCACTGAGATTGAACGGTCAATACCAGCACTTCGTCTGACCCACAGACAACATCCTCCACCAAACCGCGCTAGATTGCCCCAGAATCGCTCACACAGCGTCTGGGGCTTTTCTACGGGTAATGTGTCCATAAATAGGGACGAGAGCATACAGGGGCATTTACACGCAATTGAGAGGGTGTTGGGCTGGAAACTAGTGGTGATGCGGACTGATGGGTTGACTGATGGTGGTCTAATCCCGTCGAATTCGATGGGGTTGGGCTGGAAACCGCTCCCACTTTCGCAAAAGAATTCACCAACGCGCACGCGAGGGTCAAGACCACCACCACATGTAGTGCCGAACCCACCAACTAGTGGGTTGATTACAGATTGGCGACCACCAAATCCCGTGGAACACTGATAGATGCTGGTGGTTTCCGTGGAACAGGACTCAGCATTATACACATTGTAACAAGTACTGAGCCAAGACCGGGGCGGGGGGGATCGATTTTGGCGCGGCAGGAAATGACCGGGACGGTAGACTTGCCCAACGAAAAATGGGGAATTGGCCTTTGTGGATTCTTGACATAATGGTACAATCGACCCACAATTAGTCATGCCTTCAACTGGTGACATTAGAAGTGACGGAATGGTCTTTGTTTGCAAGAACAAGAACTTTAAATCTGGCGAGTACTGGATTCCAATGGACAAATTCCTGTTGAAGTACGGAGCGGATTACTACGAGAAGAAAGATCGCGCGAAAAAGAACAAGCAGGCGAGAGAGGAGTCAAAGTTAAGGAACAGTAAAATTAAGGCATGGCGTGAGGCTAACAAGGAGGAGTTGGAGAAGGAAAGAAAGCTCAAGCAGCGAATTAAAAACGCAGAACAATATCACAAAACTAAGCACCTAACTGTCGAAAGGAGAAAAGAAGCGAGAAAGAGAAGCCACGAAAAGATGTTGCTTGATCCAGTTAGACTTGAGAGGCACAAAGCGAAACAAAAACGAGCCAGAATAAAATATAGAGAAAAGCGCAAACTGGAGCGAAGAGAGCGGTCTAAAAAAAGGAAGGAAGAATCCGAAGCTCGAAAGAAAATTCAAGAAGAAGAGGCAGAAGCCAAGCGTATTGCGCGTGAGGTCAAGCGGTTAGAAAACGAAAAAATCAGACTGGAGCGACTAGCGAATAAAAAGCCACCTCTTACGGACGAGCAGCGCAAGGAAAAGAAAAGACAGGAGAAACGAAACTACAAGCACGCTCGCAGGGCTAGGATGAACAATTGCGAGGTAAGGGCAACCCCGCAAATGGTAGCCGATGCTAGGAAAACTGCTGGTGATCGCTGTTACTATTGCGGCAAGAAGGGCGAGTTAACCCTAGACCATTTCGAGCCATTAGCCAAAGGTGGGGCGCACTGCGTGTCCAATTTCGTATTTGCGTGCTTCTCATGCAACTCTAGGAAGCGTGATTTGGACCCGTTTGACTTCATGGCATCTAATGTGGCTGCCAGTTTCTAATGCCTTACACACGCTCCCCTATCCCCACTAACGCCTCAGGAAGCCGACATTAGCCCTTGCGCCGATCTATCTCCCCCACCACACCCATATCGCCACCCCGCGCCTCTGTGGGATTAACACTGAATCGGCACGCGAACCTGCGGGTGGCACTTTTCAGCCTTATGGCTCCTGCGGCTGGGATCGAACCAGCGACCTAGTGATTAACAGTCACCCGCTCTGCCTCTGAGCTACGCAGGAATGTGTCCGATGCTTCATTGTTCTCTGCTCCCTGTCAATCCTTCTTCTGTATCCTCTGTATCCTCTGTATACTAGGCTTGGCGAGATTACCCCTTGACGCTTTGGTATTCCCCTCGCATTTGGTGATATGCCTGCAAGGTGCGGGTTTGAACCTTATTTAATTTATGTCCTCTCCTGTCGCATATGATCTCCAAGGCCAAGGTGGAAGCATTGTGCTTTCGACTGTTGGCGGCAACACCACCTACACTGGAAACATTCGTTGGATTCAAGTGGTGAATGACGCTGTGCTGGCGACCGTGACGAGCACCTCTGGCAATGTATCTGGAGCGTCTAGGTTGCAGAGCATCACCCTTCCTGCTGGTTTGGGTATCGGTGGTAACTTCTCGCAGGTTGTCCTCACCTCTGGCGTTGTTATCGTCTACTACGCGTAATGTCGCAGTATCGGTCTACTGGTGGGCTTGACGACTCGATTGCCTCTGACGGTGATCGTGGGTTCTATGGTGTGAACCGTAGGCTTCAGCTAAACCAGTTGCAGGAGGGTGAGGTAAGGGAGAGCCTTAACGGGCGGATGGAGGGTTACTGGAAGCCTCGTAAGGCGGTCATTGCCCAGAAGACCAGCTTGACTACTGGTGGCACTCCTTTGCGGTTGCCGTTCTACACGATTGATACCAGCAAGAGTATTACTGCCGCATCGGTTACTGCTGGCGTTTTGAGCCTTACGATTACTGGTCACGGATTTGCCGCTGGGACTAGTGGTTATGCCACCATCTCTGGGCTTGCTGGCAATGTCACGATTGATGGGGTTCGTGAGTTGACATATGTCGATGCTGACACCATGAGTTGCGTTGTGACTGGGTTGACAACCATTAGCTACCAGACAGGTACACTTAGCGCGACACCGATCAATGATAATGCAGTGTCCGACATCCGAGCGTCCTGCTTGTTCAGCAACCCCAACGAAAGCAACAAGGAATACATCCTTGTAGCTACCAATGCTGGTGTTAAGAAGATTGAGGTGTCCAAGTTGGCTGACGCTGGTACGGCTGGTGTTACAGATTTGACATTTCCTACTGGTATTACTTTGGATGCTGGGGTTGAGGTGTCGATGATGCAGGTTTTCGATAAGGTTATCATCTTCCGTGGTGGGCAGTCTGCGCTACAGTGGGATGGGGTTAGCACACAGTTCATAAAGGTTCCGGGAGGTCCATACCAAGCAGGCAAGGATTACAATGGTAATAATAACATTACCATGAGTAATGGAACAGCCACCATCACATTGGTTGCTGGTGACTACCAGTTGTCTAGCGGTATTGCCAAAGGCGTTGGGATTTCTTATGATATTTCAAGTGCTACTGCTGGTACAAACATCGTTACCATTGTAACATCAACAGCTCACGGGTTGACAACTGGGAACTCCGTGTTAATTGGCGGGATAACACAATCCGCTGGGCCAGACCCTAACGGAGTGCGTGTGGTTACGGTTACCAATACCACCACTTTTACAATTCCTCTAACTGGGGCTACTGGCACATACACTGTTACTGGAGCTACGGTTCGCAAGGCAAGTAATACTATTGAGTTCCCATCTTTTTTCGATGATGGGTTTAGCCCATCTCCAGTAGATAATTTCTACAATAATGCAACGCTTTCGATTTCTGCAGCAACAAGAACAATCAATGATTACAACGGAACTACCAAGGTTGCGACATTAGCGACTGGTTCATTTTTCCCTGATACCGAGTACGCATTTACAGCACTTCAAGACAACCCTTTCTCCATTGGACAATCATTAAGGCTTGCTCAGGCATCCTCCGTGTTTAAGATTTTAAATGTTGGTGACATCTTGAATGTATCTGCACTTCCAACATACAATACTTGGCAGTTCTTTACCACTGAACCTAGCGGAACCCATACCATTCATTACTCTCAACAGGAGTCAATCGGCCTTGGGTTTTCCTACATGCCCGGCCCACCTTGGGCAACCTACTTCCAACGCCGCCTGTGGATGCCATACCTGTACGATACTGGTGGCACATTGACGGTTTCCACCTACACGAATCGTGGAATCTCCGACGAGATCATAGCGTCCGACATCTTAGACAGCAATACATATGATCGGGTGCTGAACCAGTTCCGTATTTCTGGTGGCACTGCAGATTACACGGTAGCAATGCACGGGTTCTACGACGATGCGTTGGTGGTAATGAATCGCAACAGCATCCATGCGGTTGTTGGCACTCAAGGAAGCCTTGCTGACACCGTGGTTAAAGAACTAACCAATGAGGTTGGATGTTTGGCTAGAAAATCCGTAGTCATGCAGGCTAATAACCTGTTGTTCCTGTCTGACAATGGGGTCTACGCACTTACATTCCTTAATGATTACAACCTTCGTGGTACAGAGGAGCCACTTTCAAAGAATATCCAGCCGTACATCGACAGGATCAACGCCAGACTAGCTGGAAATGCTACTGCGGTTTACTACGATAACAGATACTACCTCGCGGTTCCGCTGGATTCCGTAGCAGGTGCTGGTGATGCCCAAGGAAATAACGCTATTCTGGTGTTTAACTTCCTAAATAAGGGCTGGGAGTCTCTCGACACCTACGGCAGTTCTGGATTTTTAATCACAGACTTCGTGACTGCTGGGGCTGGAGTGCGAAACGACCTGTATGCCGTGTCATCTAGTGGCGGAATCCATAAGATGGAGGCTGCAGATTCTCAAAATGACAGCATTTCCGCAGAGTTTGGTAGCACAACCATTGATGTTGAGCCTATTAACTCGTCTTTAACCACCCGTGGGTACGACCTTGGGACACAAGAGCGCAAGAGGTTTACGGATTTCCAGACGCAAATGCAATCTTTCCCTGCTGGATCACCATCTACCTTTAATGTTTCGTTTTCAACTGAAGACCCAGACAATGCTTTCCCTGTTGGAAGCACAAACGATCTAATTGGTGATCTATCTAATACAAACCAAGAGGAAGAAACCGCAAATGTTAGGGGCAGGCTTGGTGGCCTTCGTGGTTACACAGGCACTATGATCTTGACAAGAACCAGCGGCTCACCCAAAGTACACTCCGTTAAAATATCTGGAGCGGTTTCTAACCGAGCAATCATATCACAGAAATAATTTATGCCAGTCGTCGATACAACTAGGACATTTACCAACAACGAGCAAATCACATCTACCAAGCTCAATGAGATTATGGACAATTCGTCCTTTGTCTCTGAGGCTGTTGTCCCGAGTGGTGGTCTTGAGGTTACTGGTGGTGGTCAAATGCAGGTTGCAACCAGCGGGATTACAACATCGAGAATTTCAGATTCCAATGTTACTACAGCGAAAATAGCTGACCTTAATGTAACTACAGCAAAGATAGCTGATTCAAATGTAACAACTGCAAAAATTGCGGACGCAAATGTCACAGTAGACAAACTTGCCTCTGATGCTGTTACAACTGTTAAAATTCTTGACGCAAATGTAACCCCGGCAAAGTTGTCACAGCCGTTGACTTTATCTACCGCTCAAAATAGCACAAGCGGAACAAGTATTGATTTCACATCAATCCCAAACTGGGTTAAAAAAATCACAATTATGTTTTCTGCCGTTTCAACAAACGGAGGAAGCAACATATTGATACAAATTGGCGACTCAGGTGGATTTGAAAATACTGGTTACTCCTCCGTTGGAGGTGACAGTGGAGCAAGTTTATCAAATACAACTGGATACATTTTAACTCGACTACAAACCGCATCTTCATCAATGTTTGGCCATTGCGTGTTAACAAATATAAATGGAAATACTTGGGTGGAGTCTAGTGTTTTGTCATACACTGATTCGACATATGTAAGTATTTTGTCACTCAGTGGTGGAACAAAAACATTATCAGATAAACTAGATAGGATTAGAATAACAACTGTGGCTGGGACAAATACTTTTGACGCTGGAGTCATCAACATAATGTACGAGTAAAAGTGAACCAGCACCTAGCTAAAGCAATAGCAATATATGAACAAGAATGTATCGACTTCCAACAACTTCTCACATGGCACTTGTGTCATGGCGTTGTTATTTGCGATATGGATTGTTTTGCTATTGGCTTTAGTGCGTTCTGTGGAAATCCGACCCAAGCAGTCCATGTTGATGACGGAGACACATTGTTTGTCACATTCTCCACGGGAGATATGCGTGGAGCATTATCAAAATACATCCAAAACTACGACTTTATTGCATTCCAACGCAGCTTCAAAAGAAGCGACCGCGTAAGAACTTACGACATGTACAAGTTTTATTCAAAGTTAAAAGAAAGCTAATCCAATGGGAAGTAAACCTAAATCAGTCCAAGCTCCAGAAGCTAATTACGCTCAGGACTTGAGTAAAATGTTGTCGGCGTTCCAGCAGTCGATGCCGGGGATCTTGTCGTTTGAGCAGCAATATCGACCAGAGTTTCAGAAGCTAAACATTCAAGATGTATCTCAGTTTGGTCTTGGAATGCTTGGGCTTTCCCCTCAGTTTACTCAAGGCGCAGCGCAACAACTTGGTGCGGCGCGTGAGGCTGAACTTGGTCAGATGACTGGGCAGGCTGGGCTTACCCGTGGGTTGATGGCTGGTTTATCACCAGAACAGGCAAGTGCAGTACAACAGGCTCAACAAGAGTCGCAGAGAGCATACGCCGCTGCACAAGGGGTCACTCCAGAACAACAACGCATGTACCAGCAAGCCGCCAGAGAGGGCGCACAGGCTGCAGGTCGGATTGGAGGGAATGCTGCTATTGCCTCTGAGATTATGGGCCGTGAGGACATCATGGCACGGAAACGAGCAGAAGCGGCACAGGCTGGACAACAAGCGTTCAATCTTGCGGGTCAGTTCTACACCGCACCGGGACTCCAGCTTCTTGGAAGCCAGCCACTCTCGTATCAAGTTGGCAACCAGATGATGGGCCTTGGACTTGACGCAATCGGTGCTGGTAAGCCTCAGCTGTTTGATGTTGGGTCTGCGCTTAATCTTGGTGCTGCTAACAGGCAGAATATCCTTGGAGCGCAATCAGCTAACGCGCAGTCAAGTGCTACTCGGAATGCTGCTATGATGAGTGCTGGTGGAGCTGTTGCTGGTGCTGCTATTATTGCAATCTAATGTTTAACAAAGTACAATCAGCCATTAAGAATATCGAGACATGCCTAAGTGTCTCTAAGAAACCGTGCCTTGCTTGGAGCGGTGGAAAGGATAGCATGGCACTTCTTGACCTTGTGTTCAAAAAAGTTGGGGTAAAGGTTCCAGTTGTATTCTACCGCGAACAATGGCAGCCAAGCAAATACGCATTTCAGAATCGCATTATTGAGGAATGGAGTCTTGAGGTGTACACATGGCATCCAACATTCTCTTCATTCCAGCAAACTGACGACGAGTTTGAGGTGCAGAACAAGTATATCTTTGACAACACCGACATGACTTGCCCTACTGGCATTACGCCAATTGAGGAAGGCAAACCGTGGGTTTGCGCGATGGATATTTATAATCGCCCAAAGAATCCCGGCATTATTGCAGGATGGGATGGAATGCTGGTGGGACACAAACTCTGCGATTCTGATCCAATCTATGGCGGTGATGCCGGGGTGCGCGTAGATGTGAGAATCAACCCTAGCCAATGCAACGCGTTTTACCCAATGAAGGATTGGACGCACGACGATGTGTTCAAATACTGTGAGGAAAACAATGTGCCAATTCAAACCAGCCGCTACGAGAAGATTGGTGGCAAGTGGTCAGAGAAGGTTGACAGAACGCACAATTGCGATTATGTACACGCTTGTACCGCTTGTATTGACCGTAGGGAGTCGGCCCCTAAATTCGTGCATTGTCCAAAGTTGGATTGCACGATTGAAAATATTTCACAACGAGTTGCTTGGTTTGACCAAAGCATTCCAACTTACATGAAAGACTAATAATATGCCATACGGACAAGGACAGATGCTAGGAGCGGGTGTAGACCCACGGATGTTTGTGCAGGATTACTCTGGCTTCACAAGGGCTGCGGAGATCCAAGCACAGGGAATGCAGAACCTTGGCGAAGGAATTGGCAAGGCTGCAATGCAAGTTGGAGACTACTTCAAACAGCAAAAAGAAAAAGTTAACTCAGTTAACACGGCAAGCCGCATCGCAGGATTGCTTGAGGCAAAAGCACCAGACTTGGTTCCGGGTATTGGTGAGATCAAAATGGTGCTTGACGACCAAGAACTTCCATTGTCTCAGCGTATTGCCGCTGCTGAAGGATTGTTTGGTACGATGAAGACTGGGTTTGAAGTAAACCAGATGATCAACCAGAACGCCATGATGAATCTTAGGCAGCAAAAACTTGCATCATCTGGCGGTGCGGGTGGGAGTGGAAAAGCTTCTGGCGGTGGTGGTGAAGCACCATCTAAAATAACTTTTTAATTTAAAGCAAACATATCATGGCCATTGATTTATCTAGCCTTCTTTCACCACAATCAAACATTCGTTCTTATGTTGGCAATGCACAGCAGCGTATTGATCTATTGAGAGCTAGGGGATTTAATGCGGAAGCTGATGTTTTTGAGCGTGGACTAGCAAATAAGATTCAAAACAAAGACGCAACCATCGCAAAAGACTTTGAGGAAATTGCTAAATTCTACGGGTCAAACATTAAGGGTGAGGGTGCTACTAGGCCCAAGGATACCACTGCTGAAGACACCGCCAAAAAGGAAGCTCTGACTGCTGCCACTATTGCTGAATTAAATCAACTTGCCCAAAAATCTGCTGAAAGTGGAAATAAATTTGACCCATCTCTGGTGCAATCAATTACATCACTTGCCCAAGTAGACCCAGACAAGGCTAGGGAAATTGCGAAGTCATCGCTTCCAATTCTTGAGGTAAAGGAAGCGGACAAAGCACCAAAGAAATCTGCCGCAGATATCACGTTTGAGCAGAATGCAAATTCCGCTATCAGATATAGCAATGAATTGTACAATACAATTAAAGATGGTGGAACATGGGAATCGTATTTGCTTGGTGATCCAAAAATTCAAGCTAGGCTGAATCAGCTTCCATACCAAATGGCAATTGCTTACGCCAAGACTGTTGACCCAAGCTCTGTCGCAAGAGAGGGTGAAGTTGCAGCTGCGCAAAAATACCTAATACCACTTGGATTAATAGCAAAACAAGATGTTGCTCTTCAGTCTGTTGAAAACTTTAGACGTGACATTGTGGATCAGATGCAGTCATATAAGAAAGCTACTGGTTCTGACCTTGAGATTCCAGAGATTCCCAAGGTGGACGAAAAGAAAGAAGAAACAGTTAGCGGTATTAACGCATTCTTTAACAAATTTACTAAATAAAACACCTTTAAGGTAATGGCATTCAATGTACCCGAAGAAGAAAAGCCCAAATTCAACAAAGCTGTCAAAAGCGGACTGGATTTGTTTGCCAATGATGTCCAAAGAACTCTTGGGCAACTAGAGGTTTTGCAGCCACAGACTCTGGTTGATGCATACAATCAACCAGTTCAAGCACCAGTCGCTCGCAATCTGAGTCCACTGGAGCAGTATGTTCACGAACCTCAACCAGCCCCAGAAGTTGGTAGTCTCACCGAGATGCCAGCAAGGGATAGCATGGTTATTCCGCAGGAGCAGCCTCAAGTTCTGTCAAATTTTCGCAACCAAGCCGAAGCGCAATTCAGCAGGGATATGGTGTCAATCACGCCATACGAGCAAGCCGTTACTGATGTAATCGGAGCGGATGTTGATTCGCTACGAAACGATGCTGGCGAAATCGCAAAATCACCATTGGAAGTTTTCTCTAAACCGCTAAACGCAAACAGCGTGCGTGCATTAGGGTTGGTAGATCAAGATGGGAATCCAACCGAAAGGGGTCAGTTGTTTTACAACCTCCAGCAGTCTGGAGTATTCAACGAGGATGGGACGATCAACGAAAAGGGTCAGGCGTATCTTACTCCAATTGCTGACATTGGAAAAGAAGAGAATCTAAAAGCATTTCAGATTCTTTGGGATGATGAAGTCATAAGACCAAACGCAACCTTTGGAGAAATCGCCAGCAACACGGGTAAGTTTGTTGTTGATGCTGCGTTAGGAGGTGCAACAAGAATAGGCCAAGAAGCCCAATCGTTTTGGTACAACTCCCAAACATGGGATAGCGCACTTGGAAGAACTGATCTCAGACCTCAAGAATTGAGAGACAAAATGACCGCAAGCGGTCTTGGTCTCGTTGAGGGTGCTGTAGAAAACCTTGCGGGGTGGGCTGGAATCGCAGATATCGGCTCGGCTTGGATCGGTAAAAAGCTTTATGATGTTCTTCCTGATGGAATGGAAGACGAGGCAGAGCAAGCATTGTATGCTGCTCGTCAACGCCAATGGCAAACCCAACAAAACATCGTCAATTTAAGTACGGGTGAAATAGCAGAAGTTGTTCTTGGAATGGACAATGCTGTAGCTGAAGCTGAATCTGCAAAAAGCAGGATTGGTAAAGAGGAGTTTGACAAGCAATATGGTCAAACAAGCGCATTTTCACAAATAGCACTAGACCCAACTAATGCTATCCCAGCGTCCATTGCAGTAAAGGCTGCTAGAACAGCACCACTTGCAAACAGGGTGGCAATTACCGCACAAAAAAGAATGGCGAGTATTGCCGCTAAAGATTTGGCAATTGCTGAAGCGCAAACAGCTATCGAGGCAGCTAATGCTGTTTTGAAAAAAGAAGCCGCAACCGTGAGTGTTGCGAATCGTCTAGCTTTGGACATTTCCACACGCGCAGGAGCAAGCCCAGAGTTGGTTGCTAGGGCTAACCAAGCATCTCAAGTTGCCAGCAGAATTTCTGATAGTGCCAACCAAATTAGGACAACACTTCCAACCATAACTGCGGAATTGGAAAGTCTTGTCGCAAAGCGTAATAGCCTAGCCACTCGCATTCCAGAGGCGTACTCACAGAAGGTTCTGCAAACGATGGAGCTTGGAAGGCAGATGCGTTCCATGCCAGCAAAGGCAGTTGGCGCAACCTTGGAGCGTGTTGGTGATACAATTTCAAAGACTGACACGGCAGTCACAAACTTCCTGCAAGAGCGTGGTTTGGATCAAATGTACACAGCTGCCGTAGGCGCAGCCGGGGTAGTAGGTTTGGCTGGAAACCCAATCATTGGCGCACTAGGAGCTGGGGCGGCAGCACTCAAGACTGGCAAGGTTCTGTCCAACTACGGGAAGCTATTCCGTTATGTAGGAAAAGAGATGGAGAATGTTCGAGCTCAGATGCCATTCTGGAAGCGTGTGGCGAGACACACCGCACCCGGTTCCTTGAGTCGTGGATTTGCACATACATTCAACATGCTAGACCTAGGTGGTGTCACATCTGACACAATCCGCAGGGCTGGTCGTGGTATTGCCGCAGCCGCACCTACGGACTTGATGTTTGAGTACCTATCTGACGGTGCTGACATGCGTCCAGAGACCTTGTATCAAGCAGGTTCGGAGTCATTCTTTATTGGTGGTTCGTTTGCTGCTGGTGGTGGTGCATTCATGGGAACCAAGAAACGCATGCGTGAGCTTTCCATTGGTGATGAGATTAACTTTAGGCGTGATCTTATTGACCCGCGCCAGAAGGCATTGTTTGAGGCAATTCCTGCTGGAACACGCAGGGCTATTTCCACTTACGCCATCGCCAACCCAACACTCAACTACACCTTTAAGGACTCTGGTGCTAGCAGGTACGACCCCAACACCAACACGGCAGTTATCAATGTTAATTCAACCAACCCGATCAAGGCACTGGTTGCTCACGAAACGCTCCACCACACCGTCATCAAGAACAACATGGAACCCGGCATCTCTGCCCTGTTTCTAGGTGACACAAAGAACAACACGGTTGGTGGTTTGTTCCGTTCTAGGGATGGAAAGCTGGACCCGAATTTTGAGGCATTCCGAGATGGTTACTACAAGCGTCTTGGTGTCGAGGGCATGTCCAACGCCGAGAGGGATGCCATCTACCCGCTAGACAAGATTGCGGTGGAATACTTCATCGAAAAGCACGCCGACCAGTATGCTGCAATGGCAGAATCTGGTGAGCTTGGAGCGGTCGCCGCCAGTGGTGCTGCTAGGCGCAAGCTGGGGTCGATCCTTGAGACCGTCCTGCCTCGCATTCCAGTCCTGAAAGACCTCCACTTCAAGAGCGGTGGCATGATCGACAAGAACGGTGCGTGGGTGACTGGAAACGGCATCCTAGACGCAGAGGGTGTCAAGCGAGACCCGATCACCAGCAAGATGTTCCGCGACATGAATAGGCGAAGTGCAGGGCTTGTGCCGGGGCAATTTGATCCGCTCATGAGCGACAAGCCAGACTCTGGTGCGCCGATCCTGCTCAACCCAGCTGACGGCATTGATGCCGAGCTTCTGCATCCTCTGGTGCAAGTGGACGATGCCAACAAGCCGATCCTAAAGGACGGCAAGCCTGTGGCACTAGACAGGGCTACAGAGCTTTCGCGTGCGCTTGCGGGGCTTACTGCAAAGGAAGTCTTGCAGAGGAAGAGGAGCGAGAATTATGCCCCAGAAAAGGGTGAGGCTTACGTGGACGACGAAGGGCAATTCCAACCCGGATGGTTGTCCAACGATGTTCTCACCGAAATGTTCGCCAAGAACAATTACAACCCAGAGCAGAAGCGCATCATCCGCGAGATGAACAAGCTGATCCGCAAGGGTGCTGGAGATCGCGTGGTCATGATCAACTTCCCAGCTACCACCCGCAACAAGGCAGGAAAGGTGGTTTACAAGCCGCAGGGTGCTACTCTCCGCGACACGGTTCCAGTAGCTGTCACCATCTCCAAGGACGGCAACCTGCTATTCGGACTAATGTCAGTCACAAAGCTGCATGAGAACATCCAGAAACGCTCACAGGATAGGCGTGGAAAGAAGCTGTATGGTGGCAATGTGGATTTGATCCTGCGCGACACGCAGGCTATGATGGACTACCACAAGCAAGGCGTGGACAGCATTGAATTCTTTAAGCAGAAGTATGGTGCGGTCGAGGCCGATGAGCGCAAGAAGTTCATCAACACGATGTTTGGTCTGCTCAACCAAAAGGAGCAGGCAGTCCTCAACCCAATCCTGCTGGAGGATGGGGTGAAAAGCCGTGACAATGTCTACCGCACATACCGTGCAGATCGCGTCAGCAAGGCAGTTCCAATGTCGCCAGACGAGTATCCAGCAATGCCATTCAGCTACGAGGCAGTGAGTGCAGTGCGGATGCCAGAGCAACGCCAGATGCCAGAGGTTTCCCCAGAAAACCTTAACCAAGTCGCCAACAAGCAGGAAGCCCAAGGTCTGTGGGCAGACGGCAAGCGGATGTTTGCGCTCAACGAGATGGATGAGAAGCTGACACCAATCACATCCAAGGCGATGCTGGACTCGTATTCAGCAGATGCCATTGGGTGGATGGAGCCAGAGCAAGCCCCTGCACCATCGCAGAGGTTCATGCCAGAGGGTGATCAAAAACCACAGCAAGCAAAACAATGGAATCCAAACCCAATTGTGGCGACCAATAAAGCTGCTCGCGCAAAGGGCATACCAGAACGGATTACTGATGAGTTGTTTGAGCTTATCAAAAACAAGCCAATTGTTGTTGGTATGGCAGACTTGCTTGGTGCTGGTGGAAAAATTCGAGGTGTGGATGTCAGCGGTGGTCCGGGATATCCTATTCAGAACTTTGATCCAGCAAAACCAGATGATATAACTGGAGTTTGGGCTTCTGAGCGTGGTGGAATTAACACTATTTTGCAGAATATGGTGAAGACCGATTCAATCTGGCAAGATGAATCTGGTCATAACTGGGCATTGTTTGCGCCACACACAATGGCACAATCAGCACACAAATCAAATGCACAAACACCAGAAATTTACATATCAAAAGTAAATGATATGGCTATTAGCGGTGCTTTGAAAAAGGCAACTGCTAGCGACCTTTCTGATCATATTAGAGCAAATGTTCCAGTGGCAAAAGACATGCCTAACATTGGGACCGAAAAACTTACCAAGTTTATTCATGATGCTGCCTTTGAAACAAGAGCGGCAATCATGAGTGAATTGTCCAATGTTAGATCAAGAGATTTGGGCGCACCATCTCCAGAAACGATTCTTACCGAATCAAGAGACCCACAATATCATGGAGTTGAGAAAAACGCACTTACTGGGCTTCTTCTAATTGATGTAGATCGATTGGCAACTAAAGACGAGAATGGCAATTGGAAACTAAGAAGTGATCTTTCTGCTGATGATTTCAATATTCCAAAACATCCATCATATGGAACTGTAATGCCGGGTAAGGTGTTGGCTCATTTTGATAACCCTGTACCATTCCGAATTTCTACTCCAGAAATGATCAACACGATGCGTGCTGCATCACCATTGAGTAGAATTGACTATCTTCTTGCTAGAATGCCAAAGGACAAAGGCATTAAATTTCAACCATTGACAGATCAAATTAAGAACGCCATCAATGAGGCACAAAATATATCTGGAAATGTTCCGTACATTCGTGAAGCAGTAAAAGCCGTGAATGGCAATTGGAGAAAGTTCACCAGTGGCGCATCACTCAAGGGGCTGGCTGAGTTAATTGGTGCAATTCACAGAAGCCCAGCACGCGACTCGCTCACTCAATACAATCTTTCTGAGCTTCAAAAGATGATCAAGGAAGATAAAATGGAAGTACACCAACTTGGTGATAATGACATTTGGTTTGGGGTCAAAAAGAGCAAGGACGGAAATGAGCTTGTTTCCGTGGTGAATAACACTGGCATACCGGGCATGCTGAATCTGATCATGCAGCGTGCTTTGGAGGTTGGGGTAAACAAACTAGATGCATATGCTGTCCCAACATCTAAAACACCCAATGGATTGCTGCCATCGCTATACAAGAGATATGGCTGGAAAGAGGTCGAAAGGATGCCATTTGATCGCCAATACCTAATTGAGCGCAAAAAAGGCGAGAAAAAGGCCGATCATGAAGAAAAAATAGCACAAAAAGAAGCGGCACTGAAAATGTTCTGGACAGAGCAAGGATGGGATGGACAATCCAACCCAGATGTCGTATTTATGACTTATGAAAAAGGAAGAAAGACTGAAATTACTAGCGGACAATCTGAAGGAAGCTTGGTCAAACAGCGAATTGCAGAATCTGGGGCCGCTTCAGAAGCAACTTCTGGAGAGGTTCGTGGGGCAGGACTCGTTGGAGGACGAGAGCAAGCCACTGTCGGTGGACCAACTCAAGGCGATTCTGGAACAGGTGAAGGAGTACTTCCCAGAGGATTTGATTCCATTGTCCAAAGTCTTAGAAGTGCCAGTCCAGTACAAATAGAGACAATCGGAATTACCGATGCCGAGCGAAAACAGTTTCTAAAGAAACTTGGAGTTCAATAAACCAAAACCAATGAGCGAGAAACTAGCCGCAGAACCAGATCACGAATGGTTCGCCGAGGTCATGCGCCGAGCCGAGGAACACGGCAACAGGCAGCGTGTGGAATGGTGGAATCCCCAAGCAGCCGCAAAAGCCCTGTGGCTCCTCGCGCAGGGTAAGTCTATCAAGTCCACCTCCGAGATCACGGGACTCGCTAGGGACACCGTGCGGTCGCTCATGTGGAGGCATAGCGACACTCTGGAGACGAAGCGTAAAGAATTCTCGCAGAAATACGCGATGGCGGCAGAGACCTACACCGACCTCCTGTTCGCGAAGGCAGACCAGTTGAGCGACGACCCAGAGCAACTCAAGAACATCTCACCCGACCGACTTGCCATCACCGTGGGTGTCCTCACGGACAAGTCCATGCAGTTGTCTGGAATGGCAACCGCAGTGGTCGAGCATAGGCAGGGTGCGAGTATCGATGATGCCGCGAAGATGATCGCAGAGGCACGCTCACGCATTGCTAGCAAGGTAAAGTCGCAGGCAGTCGATGCTGAAATTGTCGCATGATACAGGAACCAGAATCAAGGTTTGATGAACTGAGCTTCTACCACTATGTGGTTGAGCATGATGGAAAAGCGCACCAGTGTAACACTCTGGCTTACGCATCGTACTTAGCTGAAAAGTTTGACTCCAAGGTGTGGAATGTAGTGCTGGAGAAGCATATCGAGCCTCATATTGGTCTTTGCGGACACTGCGAGAAGTACAGCAAGCTTCATTTTGTTGATGGCAACCGAGGTTCACTGCCTCCAGAGGATGATGCATTTGGATGCGACGAATGCGGGAGCGTGTATCGGATAATCGACATACTAATGGAAACTGACGCATACAAACCATGAAGTGGCGCACTCACCAGATTCTGTCGCCGCCTACGGACGACGAGATCGCTCTTATGGAGCCAGAGGAGCTTGTTGAGCTTCACAGGGTCTACCATGAAGCTGTAGACAACGCAGAACGCGACCCGTACCGCTTTGGCTTCCGACTTCCGCACTGGGCAAAGGCCGAGGAGCAACTTAAAGAAGTCAATGAAATTGTAGCTTTAGGAGGCAACCGTTGTCTTGGAGCGGAGCAGGAGATATACGACCCGGTTGCAGACTGCTACAAAAGGGTCGATGAGATTGATTCTGACTTCCATGTCAATGCGTGGGACGGTCGTCAAATGGTGGCAGCACGTGCAGAGAAACCATTTCGCAAGCCTGTTTCGGGGATTTACCGAGTTTATTTAGATAACGGGCAAGCTCTCTTTTGCTCAAAGGCTCACTTGCTCCTGACTCCCTTTGGATGGCGTTCCTTAGGATCGCTAGATGTCGGCGGTGTTCTAGTGAATTCCCAGCCCTCATCCGGGCCTCGCCATCCGCAGTCCATTTCGGTACGCAACCCTTCAACGTTTCTCTCAAGTGTTCTGCGTTGCTGGAAAAAAGCCCAAGATTTTCTGGTGCGTTGTTCTGCTTGTTGCCGTCAATGTGGTGAACAACCTCTTCTTGTTTCAAATAACGCCCAAGCTTTTCCTCCATCACCAAGCGATGTTCAAGCATGTACTTCTCTTTCCTGTAATACTTGCCGTTGCTCTTTGCTTCACGCCGATTATTCTTTTCAACAACCATTGGGTGATCTGGGCAATAAATCTCAATGTACCCAGACTTGTTTGTGTGGCGACCACCTTGCCACTCTGGATGCTCATCTCCACCGCGAGGACCAGTTCTCTGGCATTGTATCCCATGTTTGCGGCAGACTTTGTAAATCGCCTTTGCGTTTATTCTGGAATCGTATCCAGAAGACACTAGGGTTTGCGCTATCCAATCTTGAGTCTTTCCTTCTTGGATGTAAGTGCGGATCAGTTCGACGGGGTATTGTATGTTGTGGGACATGCGGGGATAATAGCACGGGAGGTAATAGTGTCAAGATCGTATCTGTCGATTACCTCCGAGATGATGTTGTGTGGGACTTCCATGTTCCAATCTACAACAACTATATTGCGGCAGGTGTCATTTCGCACAACTCGGGCAAAACGTCATGGGGTAGTTACTGCGTTGTGAGGGCGGCAGTTGAAAACCCCAACTCCGAGATCATGTGTTTCGCGCAGACATCCGAGGTGTCCATCCGTCAGCAGCAGAGTGCCGTCTGGGACTGGTTGCCTGCGGAACTGCGTACCAAGCAGACATCCTCTGGGACTTACATCAGCTACACCAAGAAGAACGGGTTTACAGATTCCTCGCTAATCCTCCCCAATGGCTCGCAGATCATCTTCAAGACCTACTCGCAGTATCAGAACAACCCAACTATCCTAGAGGGCGCAGAGCTTGGTTCCAGAAACCCACAATGGAATAACATTGGGGTATGGGCAGACGAATTCTTGGGTGGTCCAGAGCTTATCAACACCCTGCGGTTCCGCCTAGCCACACGGGATGCTAAAATGCTGTTAACCTTCACTCCTATCGACGGGTACACGGAGGTCATCAAAGAGTACCTAGACGGTGCTAGAAGCATTGAGACCCGCGAGGCTGAATTGCTCAACGGAGAGCTAGTGCCATATGTCCAGAGAAGTAAAAAGCGCAATGCGAGCGTCCACTACTTCCACTCCCAAGACAACCCTTTCGGTGGTTACGAGCGAATTAAGGAGACACTGATTGGTCGTCCTAGGGAGGAGATCCTAATTCGCGCGTACGGGGTTCCAGTCAAGTCCCATGCCACCAAATTTCCCAAGTTCAACAAGGAAGTTAACATTGTTAGCCCCGAACAGATTCCAACTAAGAATATCACGCGCTACCACATCATCGACCCAGCAGGAGCCAAAAACTGGTTTATGTGCTGGATCGCCGTGGATGAAAGCGGAACCTTTTGGGTCTACCGTGAATACCCCGGCGTGGATGTGGGTGACTGGGCTGAGTGGCGTGGCGGCAAGTGGGTTCCGGGACAGGGGGCGAAAGGCCAAGGGTTTGGTATCCGAGACTATGTGGAACTAATCCACGACCTTGAGGGTGAGGAGGAGATCGCAGAGAGACTGATCGACCCCCGACTAGGTGCAGCCAAGTACCAAGCCTCTGACGGGGCTTCCTCAATCATCGAGGATTTGAACGACCAAGACATCGTATGCATCCCCGCGCCCGGTCTGGAGATCGACGATGGTCTGCAAGCTTTGATAGGCAAAATGGCGTGGGATACCACCAAGCCTAGGGATTCGGTCAACCGACCGCACTTTTATGTCAGCAGCGACTGCGAGAACATCATCCAAGCCCTGTCCGAGTACACGGGTGACGGAGGGCTGAAGGAGGCATGGAAAGACCCTATCGACGTTCTACGCTACGCTGCCGTGTCTGGTATTGACCATGTGGACGGGCAGGCTATATCTGTAACTATCCAAGGACAAGGAGGATACTAACCATGGCAACAAAGAAAAAAGCAGCAAAGAAGGCGGCGAAGAAGGTAGCACCTAAGGCAGTCGCAGAACCAATTGTTGAAGTTCCAGCAGTGCTGGTAAATGCTTCCCCGCAGGAAGTCATGGTAATTAGTCTCGCCAACAACCCTAGATATGTATATGCCTCATTAGATGGGACAAAGATTGCGGTGGAAGTGCCAGCATGGATGTCCCCGCGACTCATCCGCAAGACTATTACAGTCGTTAAGAAATTAGACTCTGAAAACTACGAAATCTTCACAGATGGAAACTGAATATGACAACGAGGCACTCGAAGGCGAGGCCATGATCTATGTTGAGAAGGAGCCAAACATTGGCGAACTTGCCAACGCCTACGATACCTGCCTCATTGATCTAGACTACTATTTTGAGTCATGCCTGCGTTCCTACGAGGATCGCCGCAACATCTGGGACGGGAAATCCGATGACCTGCGGAAAAATGGCGCTAATGCCTTCCCTTGGCAGGGTGCGTCCGACCAAGAGGTCAATGTCATTGGCGAGCGGATTGACACCTATGTGGCCCTGTTCGACCAAGCACTCCAACGCAGTCACATCAAGGCATTCCCGACCAGCATGGCATCCATGCCACGGGCGGCAATGGTCTCTGGATTTTTGAAATGGATGCGCTCGACCTACATCCCGAACTTCCGCGAACACATGGAACTGGGAGCCAACTACCTGCTCGAAAAGGGCTTGATGATTTCTTATGTGGGTTGGCAACGGGAGTCCCGCACCTACCTCCAGACGCTGACCCTCGACGAGGTGGCACAAGCCGCTCCAGAGATCGTGGACATGCTCTTGGACCCAAATTCCTCAGAAATGGCCCTAGGATTGATTTCTCAGGCTTACCCCGCACTTTCGGCTAAGAGAGCCAGAAAAGCCCTCAAAGACCTCAGAACGAAGGGAGAGGCCCAAATACCGATTCCTAGGGTTTCCGTGGATCGTCCAGTGGTCCACTCCTGCGCCCCCGATGGCGAGGTGCTGTTCCCGTCCTATGTTTCGGACCCTCAGCGTTCCCCCTACATCTTCTGGCGTACATTCCTGACCGCCCAAGAGCTTGAGAAGAAGGTCGCCAACGAGGGCTGGGATGAGGACTGGGTCGAAAACGCTATCGAGCGTCTGCGCGGCAAGGATAGCATGTATTACGATGGCGAGAAGCTCAAGACGGACACCCGCCTGCCCATAACCGACGACAACGACCTTGTAATGGTGGTGTACTGCTACCAGCGTCTAATTGACGAGGAGGATGGCAGCGAGGGCATCTACTGCACCGTATTCCACCCGCAGTCCGAGGGCTATGCCAAGCACGAATTGCTTAACGGATATGACGACTATCCATTTGTCGTAACCCGTTTGTCCAATAACCAGAAACGAATGTATGAGGTACAGACCTTTAGCGACATACTCAGAGGCCCACAGATGCAGATCAAAACCGAGCGTGATAGCCGTATTGATCGCGCTTCTCTTGCGACTCTCCCACCCCTCATGCACCCAGCAGGGAAACCACCGTCCGACTGGGGTCCGGGCAGGCGAGTACCTTATCGACGTTTGGGCGAGATTCAATTCGGCCCGACTCCTCCTCAAGACAATGGTTCTATCGAAGTTGAGGTGTCGATGATTGGACAGGCAGACCGCTCCGTTGGTCTGGACATGAACAATCCGCTCGCAAGCATGCGCCAGCAATACTTTGTCAGCAAATTCTTGGACCATGTCCGCGATGTGCTGAACACCGCATGGAAACTGTTCCAGCGCATGGGACCAGATGAAGTTTTCTTTCAGGTAACTGGCAACCCAAACCCGCAGGTGATGACCAAGGGAAGCCCCGACGAGAACTTCTCCATCGTGGTGAATTTCGACTCCCAGTCTAACGACCCAGAGACGGCAGAGACACAGCTTAAAAACATGGTGTCGCTAGTCCAACTCGACCGCAACGGAATCATGGATGTCAACAAGTTGCTTGAGTTTACGGCATCCAGCATCAACCCAATCTTTGCCGACTATGTTCTCCAGCCAGCAGAGGAAGCGCAACAGAAGGTGATGAAGAACGTCACCGACGACCTCGCCAAAATCTTTGCAGGCATCGAAGTACCAGCGCAACCGAATGGCGCACAGATCGCAATGCAGCTTGTGCAGGCTTATGTCCAACAACCAGATGTCGCACAACGCGCACAGCAGGACGAGGCATTCGCAACGCGACTCCAGAAATACGCCGAGCAGTATCAGTTCCAGCTTCAGCAAGCCCAGAACGCAGAGATTGGTCGTATCGGAACCGCTCCAGCCGAGATGGGTGGAATGCAGACACAGGGAATGCAGCAGTAATCACAAACTAAACATTATGGAATACAAACCTAAAACAGCATGGCTTAAAGGCCAAATTGCCAGAAAATCTGGAGATCGCCGTTACACTCACAATATCGCTGAAGAAAAAATGCAGCGAGGACAGGTGAAACACCTTCAAAATAATCCAAGTTCAAGACTTGCAGGAAAAATAGTAAAAGAGATTGCCGACGATGTAACTGCTTATCGTCAATCGCAGTGGAAAGAGCGTGGTACGCCATCGTCCGCTAAACGAGTTCCAGTAAAGTAATGGAAAAGAAGTTCTCAAAAGTAGTTACAAACCCTGCCACAGGTCGCAAGAAGACCGTGCGCTACGGGCAGAAGGGTGCGACCATCAAGCCCGGAACCTCAAAGGGTGATTCCTACTGCGCTCGTTCTGCAAAGATCAAGGGTGACTGGAAGTCCGATCCAAACTCACCAAACAATCTTTCACGCCGCAAGTGGAAGTGCAAGGGCAGCAAGTCGATGAAATAACTCTATGAAGAAACCAACAACTAAAGCAGGCAAACAAGCCAAGATCGCAAAGGTCATGGGCGAGTACAAATCAGGCACTCTGCACGCTGGTCGCAACCCTAAAGGACCAAAGAAAGCACCACTGGCTAAAAGCCGCAAGCAGGCAATCGCAATCGCCATGTCCGAGGCTGGAATGAAAAAACGCAAGTAATCTTATGAAAAGTAAAACTAATGGCTGCGGTCACAACGGAAACGGAAACGGCAAGAAAAAGGGCAAAGGCGGATACGTCGAGATCGAGATCAAGATGGAGCGCATGCCCAATAAAAAGGCCAAGAAGAAGTAACTTTACCAGTAACCAATGACACCACTACCGAAACCAACAGTCCAGCAGGCAATCGAAGCACTTTCCGACCGAGATGAGTTCAAGGCAATCGTCCAGTTCATCCGCGACGAGCGTGAGCGTTTCTTTGGAGACCTGCGCCAGTGCGTGGAAAGTAACGAGGTCATGAAGGTTGTTGGCAGTGTTGCCACACTCGACGAGCTACTGACCATGCTCACGACAGAGCAGTCTTGACATCGCAACCAACCCGAACTACAAGTTTCTAGCACGCAAGTGCTTTTGTTTCATTGTTCATCATTGGTTGGAAGGTCACGGGTTTCATCCCCGTGGCCTTTCTTTTTATACTCAAATCCAGCTATAACCGTGTATAAATGGTTATTTTTGAGCTGTTAAGCAGAACTTAATACGTCAAATGTGGCGAGTAAGTGGCGTAATACTGGCGGGATTCCACTTAACTGGCGAGATAAGTGTGCTTAAATAAGCCAATATGGACACTTTATGGATGGTTTATGATGCATTAGAACACCATCAACTCCCGGCATTGGAGGAAGGCTCGCAGACACAGTTCGCCGTAAGCCGACTAACTGTGCTTTTGGAACTCCCGTATATTTTTCGGAAAGGACGACATGCACACCAGCAGAAGCTGGAACTAGAGATAGCCGAAGGTTGTGCAGAGGGGCGGCATCAAGCTCTCTAGTCGTCACACTTTATTAAGTCGCTTCATCGATCATCAGGCGACACCTTTGTGAGACTTTTACCTAGGTTTCGTGCGGTCGTTTTAGCGTTCCTCGATTCCTTGAATATGTCATGGCTCCTGCGGTAAAAGGCAAAGGCCACACGAGGAGATCGGAGTACTCGTGTAGCCTTGCAGCTAAAACCTTTCGGTTTAGCGGGGTGAAGAGTGACGATGAGTCCGATCCCTCGTCAACGCAAATATACTAGCGTTTTTGCGTCAAGTCAACACGCAAGTTCGTCAGAAAAACCACCCATTATTTCTGACATATAGTTTATTCACACATATCCACAAGCTATGCCCAGCTCATTGACACATATATATTCCCCCAACATTCATAAGTCATCGCCGCCGCCGGGCGTTAACTGGTGTCAAAAACATGAATGTGCAATCCGAGGCTACCGATGGAGCCGCAATCCCATCGTCTAACATATCTTTCGATGATTATATCAATCGGAGGAGTCAGGAAGTCTCTGAACCAGAAGCCACGGCTACTGAACCAGAGGATGAATCTTGGGAGGAAACGGAAGAGTCTCTGGAGCCAGAGGCAGTTTCCGACGAACCAGAGGAGTCCGACGAGGAAGTAGAAGAGGAAGAAGGCGAAGAGGAACAGGAAATCGACTTGTTGTCGCTCAACCCAGAGCAACTCCAAGCTTTAGCCAAAAAGAGCCGCAGCAGGTTGCTCCACCGTGTGGGTGAGTTGACCGCGCAGAAAAAAGCTCTTGAGGAGAAGCTGAGTTCTCAGGCCGAAACGAAACCACTACCAGTTGTACCGCAGGAGGAGAACCCATTTCGTGACATTGAGTCAGTTGAGAGTCTCCAAGCCAAGTTTGCGGAACTGGAGAAGGTCGCGGAGGAAACCGACAATATCTTGGAAGAACACGAAGACTACGGTGCAGAAGACATCATAGTTGTGGGCGACCGAGAGTTTACGAAAAAAGAAATCCGTAAAGCCAACCGCAATGCGCGGGAGGCAATGGCAAAGTACCTTCCAGCACAGCACGCAGAACTCGCTCGACGCGAGCAGCGTGTGCAGATGGAAAAGCACTACACGGGACTGATCCCGCAGGAAGTGCCAGAACTAGCCAACGAGGATTCCGAGCTTAGTAAACAATACAAGGCGTTACTGTCTGACCCACTAGTTGAACAGGTTAACAAGTATGTACCAGATTTGGGACCGCAACTTCCCTACATTCTAGCGCATGCCGTCCGATCCATTCATCGCAGTCAGAAGTCCAAAGTAGCCGTGAAAGCAGCGGGAGTAGTCTCCAAGGCCAAAGTGCCGGGAACCCCGTTTGGTGCTGGAGCAGCTAAGTCTGGGCCAAAGACAGCGAAAAAGAGTGCCGATCAAGCCTATCAAAGATTCCAAACCTCGACATCCGTTGAGGACTGGGTTGCCGCCAGAGTTGCTAAAATGCAAAAATTCTAACTAAATAAAACTATGTCTATTAGTGCTACCTATCAACCAAGCGCACCTGCCGCCAAGAGCGGTCAAGGTTCCGCTATCTCGAACCGCGAGGATCTCAGCAACGAACTTGCTATCCTTGCTCCTGAAGAAACCCCGCTCCTTTCGCTCGCAAGCAAAGGCAAGGCATCGGCTACCTACTCTGAGTGGACTGTCGATAACCTTGGTGCTCCTGTGACGACTGGTGTTTCGGAAGCTTCCGATG